ATGCGTCCGAATTCATCAGTGCGCCAACACTGTCGGACGCTTCTTTTTTTGCCATCGCCTGTGCATAAGGCGTGTTCTCATTCTGGTAGATCAATATTCAATCTCCTTTCTCCCTAGCACCAGAAGTGCATAGAGTATGATGTAAGCACCTGATACAGATGCTGTTACAATGCTGCTTTTAGGTATATATCCGATTGCCGTCTCGATAGTTCCTATGGAACCAAGCATTACTATTAGTGCTATTCCGGCAAGAATGTACCCTACAATCTCTGCAATCCTTGCAACCCCTTCGTCTCTGACGGTTTCAACCGCTTTGACGATTGTCCGTCTGACCTTTAACTCTCCCCTGGTCACGATTCTTCCCCTTTGCGTTTGATGATGATCTGTACGCCGATTTTATCGGCAATACTCCGCAGATCAGATAACTTGGCATTGTCGATGTCTTTCAAAATCCGACTTATTGTTGGTTGAGAAAGTCTTGTCTTTTTGGCGATTTCAGCCTGAGTCATACGGTTGACCGCCATGCCGGATAGAAATGCGTTTGTGAATTCATCTGTTTCATCCCGATACTTGTTTTTCGCTATTCTCGGCATATCACCACCCTCTCAGTAGTAAGCCGGATGAGATTCGATCCGTTGCCGGATGTCCTCATAAGTGTCTCCGTCATTGATAGGGATGACCGTGTCTGCGAACCCCATCTTCCGCTCTACATGAACAAATCGTTCACCGTAATAATCGAAGTAGTTTAACCCAGACACGGATCTCTTCTTCTGACCGGAATCGAGTAAATTATTCAGAAATATCTGGACTGGATGCGCCATATCAATCTTCCATATCAAGATCATTCAGTGACTCGACTTCTTCCTGTAATGCAGTAGGAAGGATGTATGCTTCGACAACAGTAAACGCGCCGGGAAGATACTTTCTCTTGAGTTTCTTGTATGAGATCTGGCCACCACGGTCATTGATCAATCCGAATTCACGCTTCACCTCTCCGTAAATATCTCTGTAAATGCGGGAACGCAAATCCTTGTTGGCGTAAGCATTTGATTTCTTGCCACCCATAAGGGCAACTCCCTTACGCTTCACTTCTTTCGAGAGGTCATCGGCTTCTGGCGGTAACAACGGATATTCTTCTTCAATATCCCGAAGACCACGTTCATGTCTGGCAAGTTTCTGTGCATTGTCCTTCTCCCGCTTATCACGCATCTGGTTAATGTCGTTAAAGGCAAGCACGATCTCGTTAAGATCATCTACTGCAAGTTCGCCTTTCGTTGCACGGATCACCATTTCGTTGTAATTCATACTCACATATTCCTTTCTATATTCTGGGCAAGAACTTCTGCCCAACTTTTAATCGCATCGACAGCTTTCATGAAATTGACTCGTTCACTCTCCGGCAGTTCTGCGATCTTATCTGCGATCCAGACATAACCACCCATGTCCCTGATAAATGAACCGCACTGTGCCACGAAATACACAGAACCTTCAATCAGTTTTGCGGATGATGTTGCCTGTGCCGTCTGGTTTTTTAATTCATCAATCCGATTATTCAGTTCCAGAATCTCCTTATTTTTTTCGGAGACTTTTATCTGTTCTCGCTGATAATCCTTTTTCCAGGCATCCGCTTCTTTAGCTTTCGCTTTGACGGCTTTATAATCAGCCGGAGGGACTTCAACCTTGATCTTTGGACGTTCTTCAAGTTGTCTTTTGAGCGTTGCGTTCATCGCGCCTTGTTCTGAAATCGCACTTCTCAACTTCTTGTTTTCATCTCTGACAGCCTTGATCTCATCAATGTATTTCTGGACTTCAGAACCAGAAATCTTATCTCTGCCGGAAATCTGTTCAGCAAGCTGTGCCTGTTCTTCTGGAGATAGCTTTGCAATCATCCTAGATGCAACAGAAGGTGTGACTATACCGTCAATGACCATCTGCTGAATATCTTCGGGGAGTTCGGAAAGTTTCTTATACTGACGATAACTTTCTTTGTTCATGCCCAACTCTGTGAGTAGATCTTCCTGAGATTTTTCATTTCCAACATTGTTGGATTTGAATTTTTCTGATTTTCTATCTCCACCATGAGCAATCCCGTAAATCCGCTCCAGTTCAGTGATGCACCGTCCAAGTTTAACGGCATTGGTGTTGCCGATTCCTCTCTGCCGGATGTTCGTCTCGATCAACTGCTTCAGAATTTCATCATCAGAATCGAAGTGCCGGATCTCCACCGCTACATTCTTGATCTTCAATGCCTTGGCTGCTCTGACACGCTGATGTCCAGACACAATCACCAGATCCTGAGTTGCGATAATCGGTTCAATAATTCCACTGGTCTGAACACTCTCCAGAAACGCCATCCACGGCTCTCCAGTCATATCATCGAAAAAGTAGGTGTTCTGTTTGTGCGGGATCAGTTTATCGACATTAAGCATTTCCATTTTTCGTACCTCTGACTGACTTCCCACGTTCATAATCGGAAATCACATAAATCTGTTTTTTGGTTCTGGCATTAAAATTGTAAATGCCTTGGATAACCTCTATTGCCTGACGAGTATTGGCGATAGGTGGAATGCTCACATATCTTTTACACATTTGCGTATAGAGAAAATCATTATCAACATCTGGATGTGAATAGAAGAAAGCAAGTGCTCCATGTATGCATTCGATCCGACCCTCGATTGTTTTGTAAACAAAATCGAATTTCTCAAGATATGAAAGAACTTCCCGACCGTGCTGATATTCTTCTTCGGTCATCGGCATAACACCATTTTTGAAACTGGCCGTCTTGCAACCATTGGTGTTAAATCCGGCATTGACTGCAAATCCATAACAAAGTGTTGGAGAATATCTCGGAAATTCTTTGATCAGATTTTCAAGGTATTTAGCACCGTTATTGACCTTGTCTTCTCCGTGTGCGTACCTATGGATGTAATCTTTCATCTTCCAGTTGGTTGACACGGAATTCAACTTGCTGCATTCTTCAATCCCGATTCCCTTCTGCATGACGTACAGCACGGGAAGTTTCAAAGTCTTGCAAGCAACATATCGACCCTGACCTTCAATGATTTCGCATTTTTCATTAATCAGAACCGGTTGAAACAAGATGCCAACAGCTTTGATTGATGCCATGATTTTTCTGGCATGATTTGTATTTCTGTTGCCAGGAAGAAATTTGAACATCTCGTAATTCCGTGTAGCATATATATTCGCCACTTTTACACTTTCTTTCCCGACATCTCTCCAATCTGGTGCGCTTCGGCTATTTGCCTCGCACGTTCGCTTTTTTGCGACTGGTTTCATTTTGACCCCTTTCTATTTGCGATTACTATTCGTCCGGCTCTTCTCTTGCGAAAAGGAATTCGACCTTGTATTGAGGAAACAGAAAACGTGATGTCCGCTCCACCTCTGCATAAGTGAATTCCGTAATTCCGCTCATTTTGTTCTGAAGAGTCTTCTCCGTAACGCCAAGGAATTCAGCATACGCTTTCATGGTCATTTTCCTGTCGCTGAGAGCCTGTCGTAAGTTTTTAAACATTTGCCCTCCTTTCTTTACGATGTGTCGTAACTCTGAGTATTACTATATACTACGCATCGTAATTAGTCAAGAAAAAATTTACGATATAGCGTAAATTAATATTGTTTCTTATATATATGTGTGATAGGATTTGAATAGGGGGAGTTAGAAAGGAAAAGACCATGACTCTACTTGAGAAAATAGATTATTTGATGAAGAAATATGATTTGAATAAAAATACGCTTTCAAAAAAATCAGGAATTAAATACACAACCCTTGATTCTCTTTATAAAAAAGGATATAGCAACGTAAAATTATCTACACTTATGGCTCTTGCGAGATATTTCAATGTGTCACTTGATTATCTTGTAAAAGACGAGATCAGGAATCCAAGATACGGTTTTGATGAAATATATTCGGAAAAGGAATTAAAGGTATTGGAACTGTATCGATCAGCAGATCGCGACACTCAAAGAGCAATTGAACTGATCCTTGGTTATAAATCTGAATATGCAAATAAGGAAGATAATATATCGGTCATTGCTGCACACCCAACTACAAACCCAGATGCCGGAGACAGCGATTTTGTTGAAAATGATCAGGAAGACATGAACAAGGAATGGGATTGATGATTTACTGTGCAAACTATTGTACACCATAGATGATATACTAATTCCGTGACAGTTAATGCACACATTTTGAGAGGGGTGATGCGATTGACTGACTACGAAGTGTTACTAGATAAGGCGAACAGCTACGGTCTGATTGTTATGGAACGACCATTCGTATTTTATGATGGTCTGATTAAGAACAGAAAGATAGGTATCCGTAAATCAATTCCAACATCCGCACAAAAAGCAGATGTATTGGCAGAAGAGATCTCCCACTACAAATACAATACGGGGGACATTCTGGATCAGTCCGTAACCGAAAATCGAAAACAGGAAAATGTAGCAAGAAGACACGCATATGACGAACGCTTTGGATTACCTGGAATCATCAGGGCATACAATGCAAAGTGCCGTACCAAGTATGAGATATCCGAATATCTTGGCGTAACAGAAGAATTTCTGGAAAAAGCAATAGACTGTTATATCAGAAGATATGGAGAGTCCGTAGAACATGAAGGATATGTAATAACATTTATCCCGTGGATCAAAGTCGAAAAGAAAGGAGAATGACTATGGGACTGCTGATCAAGGCAACAAGGAAGATCGTAGAAACACCGACAAGGAAACTGGATAAAGCGGTCGGCTCAACGAAATGCCCGAATCCGTTATGCAGAAGTGCAGATGTTATTAAGGTTGGCAAGAAATGGCATTGCCGTAAATGCGGAAGAGACTTCAAGTAAAAAGCAAAACCGCCACTCGGACAAGTGACGGCAAGCTATTACAACATAATTTTTTAGGGGTCAATTATGTCGGAGTTATTGTACCATATGAATCTCCGGCATGGCAACCTTGAAGGAGAAATATTATGGCTACAGCACGAAAACTTCCGTCTGGAACATACAGATGTGTAGTTTATATCGGAACCGATGAAAACGGCAAGAGGAAGTATCAATCAATTACAGATCCTGATAAGAAACGATGTGAACGTCTGGCAGCTGAATTTGCCGATCTGTACCGTCACCAGAAATATGACGGGACATTTGAGTCTGCCCTGACACGCTATCTGACAATCAAGAATGCCGTTCTAAGCGCAAGTACGGTTCGGGGGTATAAAGTTATCGAGAGATACCTTACAAGCCATCACAAAGGCTTCTGCGCCCTCAGATTGCGTCAGATAGATAAAGATGTACTTCAGCAGCTTGTCAATGAAATGACGGCAAAATACAAACCCAAGACCGTCAGGAATAACTTCGGTCTGATATCATCCGTCATGCAATATCATGACTATCCTGTTCCGAAAATAACTCTGCCGGAAAAGAATAAACCGGAATTGAAAATACCTGACACAAAAGATGTTCAGAAGATCATTGAAGCATCCAGAGGAACAGAATTAGAGATCCCGATCTTACTGGCTGCATTTGGGCCTATGAGACGCAGTGAGATCGTTGCTCTGAAGTTAGAGGATATATCCGATAAAGATGTCATCCATGTCAGCAGAGCAGTTGTGGTTACGGATGATTATAAGGTGGTTGAGAAATCTACAAAGACTTATGACAGTGACAGATACATTCCGATGTCAGCGGAAATAATATCAAAGATCCGTAAACGTGGATATGTCACCAAGATAGAAAACCCGAATATCCTGACTGGAAGATTCGAGAAACTGGTAAGGGAGATCGGATGTAAAGGAGTAAGATTCCATGATCTGCGCCACTGGTGCGCTTCATACCTTCATGCACAGGGAGTGCCGGATGTCTATATCAAAGCCAGAGCCGGATGGAAAACTGATACAGTCATGAAATCCGTATATACACATGCATTGATTTCGGAGTCAGATAGGTGGAATAAAGATATCGATAATATGGTATCGAATATAATGAACGGAAAAAATCCAGAAAAAAATATGCAACACGAAATGCAACACGAAGTCGAAAAAATGCAGTAAAATCAACGTTTTTCAAGGGTGTTGTACGGGTTCAAGTCCCGTCTTCCGCACGAAACCCCCAGAAATCCTGATATTTCAAGGAAATCTGGGGGATTTTTTTGTTCAAATGGCTATAAAATGGCTATTCAAAATTGTGCAATATGAATATTTTATTCAGTATCGACATAAAAAATTCACGTCATGAAATCCTGTGTTGCACGACTGTTGCACGGACTTTATAAAAGTCGATGCACAAAATGTGTCATTTTACGTGGCTTTTCTGCCCTCTTTCTTACCGTAGATACAGTAATGTTTATAATACTCAGGCAGATTATCGCCAAAAGCCTTGCGTAGATCAGCATATTTTGCCTTATATTTCTGGACATCGAACGATGAAGCAGCTTTTCGACCTTCCTTCATACCGTACTGGCAGAAGTGTCTGAAGTAGGCATCCTTATCATTTCCGAATGCTTTTTGTAGATCTGCATACTTCTTCTTGTAGTATGAATAATTATATACTGGAGAGTAGTCAACTCCATTATATGTCGTGCCGGAAATCGTGCTTTCGGTTTCTTTATGGAGAGCCTGTGTATTCTTATACATCTGTTCAAGGATTCCCTTTGTTTTGGCTCCGTACATACCGTCAACAACCAGACCAGTAACACTTTGAAGTTCCCGGACAGCCTTATCGGTCTTACTGCCGAAATCACCATCGACCGCGCCACAGTTATATCCACATGCATTAAGCATGGTTTGGAGAGTTTTAACGTCCTTACCGGAATCGCCTTTTGCCAAGTAGGACTTACTTGTGGTAATAGTTGTTGGAGTTGTGGAAACATTTGTGGTAGTTGTACCAGACGGAATCGTAATTGTGCCATCTTTACGATACTGAGCCAGATTGGCTTTAAACTGATCCCAAGTCCAGTTACCATTCTTACCGTTATTACGGACATATGGATTCGGACAGATCTTACCAGTCACATCGAAATGCCTGATGACTCGATCAATCGGGATATTCAGATCATCCATCATTTTGCTGACTGCCCAGACAAGTGATTCCTGAGTCTCTTCGGTAAAATACCATTTATCATCGTTGTCATCACCTTCATATTTATTGTCGATTCTCTTAACACAGTTTTCGATGGATACGGAGTTATAGTTCGTGCATTTGCCGTAGAATGAATGACCGCCCTCTCCCTGTAAACCGCCCCCGCATTGCCAGGTAACTGCCGTATAATCAGCCGTCCAGTAAACATCACCGTTCCATGCAATCGTAAATGTCGCGCCATAACCATTGTTCCAGAGTTCAAAGTTTTGACCGACAACTCCAAGATAATGAACTACAATGTACTTAACATCGCTTCTATTTCTCCATTTTGGAACCTGAGATTGTGATGCGTCACGGTTATCGACAAATCTGGGTTTGGCAAGTTTTTTGATGTTGGTTTTCTTCGGAGTCTCCGTCTTTGTTGCTGTGGTCGTGATACCATATTTTGTTTTGAGTGAAGCCGGCACGATATCAGTAGGCTTTACGTTGCTAAGATCATCATATTTTGTGAGATTATAACGCCTCACTATAGACATGACATTCTTCGCGTATGACGATCCAGTGGCATACTTTTTTCCGACGGCAGTTATTAACTTCTCAGGATCTTTGATATTAACTACATCAGGGCCATATCTGTAAGATTTTGCATTGACAGAATCCTTTGCATAAAGCAGAAACAGAATGTAATCCGCAAGCGATTGTTCTACACTGTCGAATTTCCTGAACCCGTCAGGAATGTTTTTCATCTTCCCGTTGTATTCTTCCGGCGTGATTTTTTCGAAGGAATACTCGTCATATTTGCCAGGTTGCATACCAGGCCATACGGAATATTCTGCCCAAGTATCATTAAGCAGTTCAGCTTTCTGCCCTACCATATTATTGTATTCCATCAACTTGTAAATGCCATTGTTATCGAAGTTCGTCGGTACCGCCGCTCCGTTCTCATGGAAGGTTTGAGCGACCAAAATACTAGGCAAAAAACCGTATCGCTTACACACCTTCTGAGCGATAGGTGCTACATAATCTATAAATTCCTGTTCAGTTTTGCAGATCTTCATATTTATATTTTCCTCATAAAGAAAAAGCCTACCGCCAAAAGACAATAGGCTTAAAACATATAAACACTGTATTGTTGGATTACATCTGATCCAATGCTCTCTGGATCGCTTCGCGTTCCCTGTCGGTGGTTGCTTCAGACATCATTGCCTCTAATTTGGCGGCCATGTCTCCGGTTCTGCTATAACCATTACGGTACGTATAGCTGTTGTTCATGTGTCCGTTATAGCCACCAGTTCTGCTGTATCTTCCCATGCTATCACGGTTACGATAGCTATGACCGTTATCATACATGTAATGCGGATACATACGTGTGGAGTAACCATTTTCCATATCGAATTCACCACCGTATTCATGCATCGCCATAACGGTTTCAACATCTTTTGCGATGTCTACCAACTTATAAAGGACTTCCAGACCCCTATCATCCAGTTCATCCTTTTTGACGATTTTTTCGATCTCGTCTTCTACCATGTCTTTCACATCTTCATAGATGCGGTAATCTTTATCTGCCATTATCTTATCCCCTTTCAAGCAATCCTAGAAATCACTAGGTTAGAGTTAATTACGTCAATAACTGGAGTCGGCGTAACTGTAGGATCGTCACTTGCCGACACATACTCTACAGATAGGCTGAAGCAACAGCCTCTGGGGACTTTGATAATTGCCGTGCTTGTCACATTTCCATACTCTGCGACAGCCGCCGGGGTAAAGATCGCTCTGCTAGTAGGACGCGGTTCACCATTAACCGTGATTGCAACTGCTATAGGTGTAACCGCACCACCAGTAGGAATGCTTATATTACCATTAAATACGACCTGATAGGTAGCATACTGAGCACACTGGTTATTAACAATCCCGCGCAGAATAAAAATTCCTGTTTCGTCTTCATGAATAATATATCCACGATTACAAGGAATAGATGACGTAAAAACGATAGGGGCATTTAATACTACAGCCTGTTCGCTATTCGCAAGATATTCTGCCATATCGCACCCCCGTTACGCTACGCCACAACCGCAACCACAGCCGTAATTATTTACGCCGAGATTAGGGTTGGATACGATATATGCGGGTTGAGGATACGGAGCGATCCTGTTAACAACGTACTGAGTCTGAGCCGCATTATCAGCAATAAGCTGTCCGGTCTGAGTAGCCTGAGATGCCGCAAGATCTTGCATCGTAACACGCTGACGAAGTTCCGCAATGAGATCATCTTTTGCCGCAATTTTATCATTGCACATCTGATCCCTAATAGACTGGAAGCCATTATTCATTGCCGTCATCAGTGCCGTTGTATTGGCATTGCCCTGTGCAGTAACATCAAACAGAGCATTAGTAACTGCCTGACGATCCGCACATGCTTCAGTCTGAATGACGTTCTGAAGTCCCGCAGTTGCAAGACGATTCTCACAGCAACAAGAAGCAAGCTGAGACTGGAGTGCAAACTGCTGTTGCATATCTGCCATCTGCCGTGCGTTGTTGGAAATTTCAGACTGTGCAAAACCATTTGCCACAGTAGCGTTTACCCCGGCAAAGCCATTGCAAAGAGACTGCTGAACTCCCGCAAAACCGTTGCACATGCCACTGGAAATATCAGAGATGCCACCAGTGAGAGCCGCCTGATCGAAACCACGCTGAACGTCATTAGCGATATAAGTAGTACCACCACCGTTAGCACCATAACCATTACCCCAACCATTGCCCATGAAACCGAAGAGGAAGAGGACAATAAGCCAGAAGAAACCATCGTTACCCCAACCGCCGAAACCGCCATTACTTCCGTAACCACCCATCGGCTGAACGGGCATAGTAAATCCATTGCCGTTGTTATCTGTAAGCGACATATTATGTATACCTCACAATATATTTATTTATACAGACCATGCATGGATTTGTATCAGATATGTTTATCGCAGAAATGCCTGGAGTTGGCGAGCCATCTGCTGAAGTTGATTGAATTGATCCTGACTCATTTTTCCAGAATCTAGCAACTGTTGAACTTGCTGTTTAGGATCGCCACTAAATGCCTGACGGAATTGATTGAATGATTGCATCATATTCATCATGTTCCCGAAAGGAGTATTAGTAAGCATCCGGTTCCCACCTAATGGGTTGAATAACGGATTCATTTGTCCACTCTCCTTTTATATGATATAATAAAATTGTGGTGGATAGGGTAGCTCCCGAAAGCCGTAAGCCTTAACGGTTTCCACCATTCTGAAATAAGGCGCGTACCAAGAAAGGCTAGGTATTTTTATTATGCCCAAATTTATTGACCTCACTGGCAAACAATTCGGCTACCTCACTGTCATCAAACGAGTTGAAACAAAAAGTCAAAAAACGCGATGGTTATGTAAATGTAAATGTGGCAAATATGCCACTCCGATAACTCATCAATTATTACATCATCCGGGAGTCCCATCTTGTGGATGTTGGCGATATACGCCAGAACGTCTAAAAACTACCCATCAACAATCAAAAACCAGATTGTATAGGATTTGGGGTAAAATGAAACAACGATGCAATAACCCAAAAGAAAAAAGTTACTACAGGTATGGTGGCAAAGGCATTAAGGTATGCGATGAATGGAATGACAAATTCGAGCCTTTCTACGAATGGGCGGTGAATAACGGATATCAAGATGATCTAAGTATTGATCGCATTGATTGCACAAAGGGTTACTCACCAAATAATTGTCGTTGGGCTACTAACCGTCAACAAAGCAATAATAAAACCGTTAATATTTACCTCACACATAATGGCGAAACCAAAACCTTAAAAGAATGGTGCGAAGCATTAAACTTTCCATATAGTCGCGCCTCGAACCGAGTTAAAAAAATGCGAAACATGAATCAATCAGAATTAAGATTCGATGTCATTTTCTCCGAAACAAACTTCAACGCTCGTCCTGTCTTACAGTATGACATAAACGGAAATTTAATTAAGAGATGGAGCACCGTTTCAGAAGCCTCTAAATCAGGTTTTAAGCAATCTGGAATCATCTGCTGTTGCAGAGGGAAACAAAAAACTCATAGGGGATATATTTGGAAATATGAGGATCCAACTTTTAAGACCCTTTCTGAGTCAATTCTTTCTGAAGATTCTTAACAGTATTCTTAATACTTTTGATTTCTGCCTGCATCTTCTCGAAGTCAGACACAGAAACATATTCCGTTTCTTGCTGAGAAGATATTTCCTTGGGAACATTGACTACTTCTGCGTCTTCCTTTACCAGTCTGTATTTTTCAAACTTAGGATGCTCAAGCTGAGATGCCCCCATCGTCTTAGTGTAAATATAAGGGGCATTTTCATCAATGAAAGTCCCGCTAGTATTTGGGGCTAACGGAAATGCTCTAGCGGATTCTTCATTTGGGATCCGAATTAAACCAAGCTGTTGAGGCTGTTGCATCTGCATTTGCGGTTGCGGTTGATACGGTTGATAACCGACAGGAAAATAGCTATTAGGATATGCCATTATCTTTCACCCTTGAAATAATAAATGGGCACTTCGTTGCCAGAGTCCCATGAATCATAGTAGTCCCCGGCAACGACAGCCACTACATGGGAGCCTGTTGCTAATATATATTCACCATCAGGATGATCTTCGCAGAAGTCCTTAACGGTGTAGCAATCTGGACAAGTATTCGGAATGATGTACCGTTTGAAGCCTCTGTCTCTCAGGTACTTCCCGTATATCTTGTTTGAAGAGGGCATATCCTTTACCACAAATCCCAATATCGCCAAGTCGATATATACGTCGTCCCAACTGTTGCCAGTGATTTTGGTTAGTGCTCTTATTACACAATCACCGACATCCTCTCCATCCGGGTTGATTTGATAGTAAACGTACAAATGATACACCCCCTCGATCTGAGAAAATTCTCGCACAAGGGGGTGTAAATGTGTATGAAACCAGTATGCAAGTTTCACGCAATTTTCAGACATGAGAAAAGGGGATGTGGCGTAACACCCTATCCCCTTCTTTGTAGATAATATTTTGAATTTGTCTGACTGACATATCGAATTCTTCTGCTAAAGGTTCCAGTAGAATTCCGTCCAGAAACCGCCTTTTAAGAATGGCACGGTATTTTTGGTTAAAACACCATTCTTCTATTAAATGTTCAAATTCAGAACGCGAAAGACCGAAATCATCGTATCTGCGTTTCATTTCTTGCCTCTTTTGGGAGTGCGTTGCCGTCCTGATCCACCGCAGACTCTGCAAGTCTCCCATCCAGTATTGCCACCTGTTTTACGTCTTCTTGTCTTCACCGTTACTGTTTGTCGCGCTTTCGCCATTTATATGTACCCCGTCATTTATCGTGGCAGTACCCCCAAGACCGCTATCTAATTCCTGTGTGACTGTTGTTACAACATCCTCGAATTGCGATTCATATATCAGCCACGCGATATTAGAACCTACCGCTACAACAATAAGCATGACGCAAATAATGAAGAGTCTCTTAATGATCCTCTCCAACCTTGCTACTTCACTCTCATGCACAATATACGGAATGGATTCTACATTATTATTAGTATTCTCTTCCATTTGTCATATCCTTTGGCGTTTTCTTTTATTATACATCATGATTGGAATGATTGCCATAAAATACTCATACGCCATTTAAAGATTAGAGGGGCAGATAGCCACCCCTCTTATTTGATGTCCGCAAGATATTATGTTAACAGTTACATTTTAATCGATTAGGACTTATTGTGTCCTTTTAGTGCCAACCAGTTTATGCGTTCTGCCAACAGTTTATTTGCGAAACCACTTCTGTCGCCATCTTTTCGTAACCTGTTGTCGTTGGATGAACATCGTCAAGGATGTCTGTAGCAGGGTCGAGAAGAAGATGATTATTGCTTATCCTTAGTTTTGTCTCTGGATAATTCAGCGTCTTAAACTGGATATACTCATTATACCTAATAAACATATTTCTAAGCAAGAACAGTGAATGATATTGTTTTGACTGGTCACTATTCAACGCAGTTGGAAGGTTTAACAGTATTTTCTGATTCGGATTGTAAGCTAAAATGCTGTCAATCATTTCTGTTATATATCCCGCCGTTTCAGAAATAACGTTTTCAGAGTTTTCAAATTTTGCATTATACAAATCGTTAATCCCAAGCTGAATGATAATAAAATCAACGCTTGTGTATCCTTGGTTTGTCATGTAGTAACTAAAATCAAACTTATTTGTTGCCGTGTTAAAGAACGCATTTGCAACCCCACCTGAACTTGATTCAGTACAATACTGCTTTGCAGACCATCCGGCTCTACCTTCGTGTAGATTTGGAGATGTTCCTCTTGTGCCAAGCAACGTAAGTGTTTCGCCTTCTGTTGTAAAAGCGTCCATCATCTTCTGCGTCATAGTATTTTGTGCGACAGTTGAATCACCAATAACGAGCACAGAACAGCTTTGAAGCGCGTTTCCATACACTTTAACACCAGAGCGCGACTTCTGCGAAACGCAATTTAAAAAGGCGTCATAAACCCTATAAAAATACCCATTAGTCGATGTTGTCGCGTTGGGGAACTTTATTTTTATGTCACTATCCACATATTGCCATTCTGTCGGGGCACTTCCGATGGTAAAATCAAGTTTGTTGCTATCGAGCGCCAAAATGTTGTTATGATACCAAGTCTGTTCTTTATCTGCCGTAAAATAAACAGTACGTTTAGGCAGAGAGCATCCGGCTGTTTCCGCCATCATGTTTTGCGTTAATCCGCTAATAAATGAAGGCTTTCTAACATTATTATAAGTTCCGCTTGCACCCTTGGAGATAATCATTGCATATTCTGAACCATAAGTGCTTTCTACGTTCCAATCAGAATTATATACAGTATAATAGAACTTTGTTGCGTTCCCGGAGTTGAATATATTTCCGTAGTTTTCACCGTATGCCGTTACAATGTCGTTGTCATCCGTAAACGCCCAGAATCTCGCCACTTTTGATACAAAATATTCGGTGTTTTTTTCTACGGGAACAATTGCATAATGATATGTGGATGAAGTGGCAAAATTGACCGCGGAGCCAACTGACGAGCCGTAGTAATAACCAGAACCATTTTCCGAAATCGGTAGCAAATTATACCCTTTGACGGTTTCTGTCGGCAGTTCATAGTTGTTGAGAACGTCCTCAACAAACTCTTCACCTGCAATATAATATGGGGCAAAATATGGTTCATAAGCTGTGGCAACATAATTGATTGTCAGCATCTTAGTCGTGTATGCAAAATAAAATGTTGCCCTGATATACGCTATCCCGCTTGGCACTGTATATGATGCCGCACTCTCTGCTCCGCTTGCTGAAATCGGTGTTTTTGTCGAATCATACGCACATATATATCTAAATCCAATATCTTGAAACGCTCCACCGCCTGTTCCGTAGTACCTGACAACATCACCCTCAGAAACCGGGATATAGTCTGTATATCCTAACGTAGATGCAGAGTTTACTTGCCCACTCGGATACACACTCCCCTGTGTATAATCTGAATCAGATTTGAGCAGATTGTTAGATGATACTTTAATCATCTTTTCTGTAATGCTTTCTTCTGATGCTTCTAAAGCACTCTTTAAGTCCGAAACGTCTCCAGATAAAGTCGAATAGTCAGATGGAATGCTGCCTAAAACTTCATCACCTTTATTCCCAATAGCTGTTATCTGAGCAGCACCTTCATCGGCAACATCCGCAACCGCACCGGGTGCTGTTGTCTCTGTAAACGTGCTAATCGTGTTGTCCAATTCAACAAGCAAATCTTCAGCTACGTCTGCCACTGCTGTTTCAACATCTGATCTCATGGCAAGCAGCTTGATATCACCAGATGCAAAAGTCATATACACAGCTTTGCCGTCAGTAGTATTGGGATCTCCAGACTGTACGACAAGTAATTCTCCAGGCACAGCTTTAGCCGGATTTAAATCGACGTATGCACCTCTTCTGTTTTGTATAGCCATAGCGTCACCACCTTACTTTCCATATTTGTACGGAGTATCATAACCCATTGCTCTTTCGCTATCTCTCAGTCCTTCTGTGGTTGGATCATTGACAATGCCAAGAATCGCAAGGACGATAAAGACCGCATCGACAAGTTGAACGAGTTTAGAACCTGTCTCCGTTAAATCCAGTGTCACTCCAAGCATTGCAGCTATCGCTTGAATCAGAACAATGACTGCCGGAATAATTGACAGCCAGAAGTTCTTATTACGAATACGCACTTTCCAGTTGATCATTTTCATTGCCCCCGTCTTAAATGAATTTATCGTCACGTTTGCATTCGTGATATGTTTGTTCGATATTTGTCATTGCGCTGTCAGCCTTAGAATTAGGGTATCCTTCATGACTGTCGCAATAATGGCGATAGAAGGTCACATCGTCTAAGGCTTGATTAAAAAACTCTTCTGAATGGTCTATTTTTCTTCGTAATTCATCATCAAATCTCAAGATCCGATTACGGGCATTATTTGCTTCTCTGCGTTCCTCTTCTTCCTTGGCTTCGTCAAGTTCTTTGTGAAGGTTCTCGATATGTTCTTTGATTTCATTAATTTCCCGCATGACATCGCCGTTGATCAATTTTCCCATCCATTTAAACAACTTTGTCCAAGGATTGATTTTTAATGGAGTAACTTGAATCAGGGATGCCAGAATAATACCGATAACCGCGATATTCCCAACACCAAATTTTTCAAGTTGTTCAAAAATTTTTAATGCGTCCATTGGTACACCCTCCACCCCAAGGCAACAAAAAGGAGACGGCATATACCGTCCCCGTTAAAAGTCACCGTATTCAGTTATCATTCCAGTCCGTAAACAAACCGCCGTCAATATTGTCCACACGTTCGTCAACATAATCCTCAAGTTCCTGTAATCGCGTCAGGATCTGATCATATACGGACGGTGTGGACGGTTCAATGATTTCAGTGCTATATCCGGCTGCTCTGACAAGTACGCTTGCCTTATTCGATGTAATAAGATATCCGGCAAAAACTGAAACATAGATAAACCTGACAGGACTGACAAGCACTTCCCAAGGAACCAAACAAGTATCATTCTGGCTGAGAACGACCGGATATCCAGTCTCTTCATCATCGCGATAGAATACTGCCGTCTTTATCTGATTGTCCCATTCATTTGTAGTAAATGTGAATCCGGCATACAGATAATCACGCGAATCTGAGACAGGCTTAAAGGTATCCGTCCTCTTTATCGTCTGATCTGTAATTGTAAACTTCAATTGTGCATCCATTGGCATCACCTCGCATTATGTTGACGGAAGATTATCAAGAATGCTCTGTGCATAATCGCGAACAGCCTGGATCTTCTGGATGGCTGTCGAATCAGTAACCACTCTGTCGATACGTTTGTTATCGGAAATAACCTGACCGGTCTGATCGTCGATTTCTGAATAGCTAATACTGATACGAACGCCGATTGCATCATTAAATGCCGTTGTCGATGTAACTACTCTCATGCAGTACCTCTTTCTCTATTAATCTCGTTTATATGTTCCACAGATTCGTCTGCGTAATTGATGGTTATTTCATTAAGATGGGTTAACGCATCAATAGCATAATTCGTATCATCTCGCTTGATCTCTGCTTCGTTCTTATCAAGTCTAAGTTGATCGCCATCTGCCTGTTTTGCTTTCATTTCCCATCCAAATTCAAGTCCAGGTTCGCCTTTGACAATGAAATAATCTTTATGTCTTTCATGAATATAGCACTTGCCATCGCCATAAGCCTGTAAGAAAACCTGATACTGATCCAATGAAACGGTCTTGCTGAATATTGGATCAATCATGATATAACAGAATCCATCATCACCAATGATGCCATCACCAATATCACCAAAGTAAGGTGTTGGGGTTTCATAGCAGTATAAGAAACGATCACCATAGTCTTCTGTGTCATATAACTTATTTTTGTGCCCGTCAGTTGTTACAACAAGTCTTCTAGTGCCATTCAGACCGTAACACCAACAATCATCCATGTAATCAGTGTAGGCTACGCCGTCACCTCTGAATAATTTGAAGCCGGAACTAAGATAACTAGCTGCTTGGCTACTGAAATTATCAGCGTACAAACCGTCTGGAGTAATGCTTGCTACATGCTTGTTACTTTTCTTCCAAGTAGATATAGTCTCATATGGGTAGCTATGAACAGTGCCACCAAAAACCTCATCTGACATCTGATCATCAATAGAATCCCATTCTTCAATCGACGGATTTGCAAACGAAGTTGCCGTTACCGTATTCCGCATATTCATGCCAGTGCTACCAATTTCCAAGATGGCATCCAGATTATTAGCTGTCTTAAGTTTTGACGTTATATAACCACTGACATCAATCTTGAAATTCGCAGCATTATTATAATCCGTAGCAGTGCCGGATGACGGGAGATTAGGCCCAAACCAATATCCATATGCGCTTTGACGAACAAATTTATTGCCACTTCCATTAAGCACTTCTAAAAGACCGTTGCCGTTGCCACTTCCACCAAGTGTGAGCGTGCCACCTTGTATCCTGTTGGCAGAAAGAAAACCAGTATTGATATAAGAGGCATTAATGTAGATTTTGCCACCACTTAACCAAATCCCTTGTTCCTGACTATTGTTTGTAAGACGGTTGAAGACTTCTGTTTGATCTTCTACCATCATTACCCAACGACCTTTTACTATGCCCTCGTCTAAGTATTCCTCATACACGAATTCGCAGAGAGCGTTCATTCTCCAGTAATACTGTGGTGCTATGACCGCACCTTTTGCCCAGATTGGTTTTGCGCCTGTGCCATTTACATTCAGCGTGGGAGCCTCAGCCAAATTACCATATGAGAAGGAAACCATGATTCTTGCGCCAGGGTACAGAACAAAACCAGGACAATTGACATATTTATTCTGTGTGGTATTGGCATACGTGCAAGTTCCGTACTGCGTTTTAACCAAGGTATCATCAGTGTATTTTGATGCCCTGACCCAATCTGTCTCAAGATATTGAGCCCCCGTTGCTTTCGGATTAGCACATCTCAGGATATCGCCTGTCGATCCTTGCACCCATAGATCACCTATGTCATACGGTGGGTCTGGTTCATCGACAAATATTCTGCGCTTACCATCTGCCACGTCCTTTGCTTCTGCTGCCTTTGCAATAGCAGTAGTAATATATGTATCACTGATAATTTCCCAATCCCAGTCCTGATTTGCATCATTATAAAGGAATCTGTACGAATAACCAGTGGATTTCCAATAGAACAAATCGCCCTGATGTTCTTCTTTTAATGCTGTTGTAGTCCAATCAGATGCCGGATAATTATTCGTTGTCGGTTCATAGTCGAGATACCACGTCTCTATCTCTCCATCAATTTGATCTTGTATGTCACCAATGATAGCTGCCATACTGGTCTGATAAGCACTTAATTGTGCATCGGAATAATTCTTGACAGATTGAAGCGTCTCACCATTTGAAAGGCTGAAGGAATTAGCAACAATATTAACCACACCCGTATCACAATCCGCATAAAATGTAGGTGGGTCTGTTAATGGAGCGTTGGGATTTCGGATTTCAAGAGCACCTGTATTAATCCAGTCCGCATTTACTCCAGTAGCCGAAAGAATACTGGCAATCATTTGTCCGTCAACTCTCAGTCCGTACCAAGTCTCTCCACCATTCGGAGTCACTGTTATACCGACATCAGAGATTACAATTCTTATATCAGAATCCAGAAGTTCCGGTTTGTTATGATAATAAATGGTACTTGTCGGTGGAGTTGTAGTTTCGTCTATAATCTCATGCATATACAATCCAGAAGCATTTTCCATCGCCTCTTGAAGTGCATCTTCCATCGTCTGGCGTTCGCTCTTCAGTCTCTTCCGCAATTCCACATAATTCTTCGTTTGGACTCCATATCTTGCGGTTGCATTGAGAACAGGTGTTTGAGCGGCTGAGATTGTTGACTGTGGAGAACCAACAGCAAATGTCGTATGTGTAATCAGAATCGGATAAACATTCTGTTTTCTGTCCCAAAGGATAGCAATGTCTCCGGCTTCAATCGAAGGATCGGAACCATGAGTAATTCTTGCCCGTCTAAATGTAAGTCCGATTAGTTGTTGAGCAAGTCTTGCGATTACTGTATCTACATTTGCTTCGGTAATAAACGGATTATCCTTTATCTCAATGACATAGGCATTTGTTCCAAGACTATATGTTTTTATGCTGTCTGTGGATGCGTTATCTTCCGTCTTAACTAAAATGCGAACCCCTGTAATAGCAACATTCTCAACGGAAATGTCATGACTGTAAAGAGACGAAATGTAATGACACGTTGTTGCCCAAGTAAATACACCCGCATCAAAAATATCCCCCGCCTCCCAAGGATCAAATGTGCCACCATCAGCATCATCACCAGAGGCATACGGAGTTGCGTCATCAAACACCCCGCCATCAAGCATATTATCCATGACGGATTCCAATTCTGTCCTATTGAACCACTTCAGTTCAAGTTCGCCAAACCTATTGCATCTCGCAAAACATCCGCACATCTGCGCGACATAAGAGATTACTTCTCTGCACGTTGTAGCCTCTTCGCTTGGCGGTGCAGAAATAACTAAATTCTTATTCTGAAAATTCAGCGTTTCAAGATCGATCTCGACATACTCACATATATCACTAACAACCTTGTATGCTGTTGCGGGATAAGATGTTATGGCATCCTCTCCGGCGGGATAAGGGACATCAAAGTAATACATATAGTCATAGCACGTTACCTTGATCAGATCTCCGTTATAAACAGGATCTTCTGCTATAACATAAGTGCCCTTCCAGACTGTCTCCAGAGCCACGTCAGTTAAAAGAGCAACCTTGACAACTACTTTTGCTCCATAAAAATCATACTGACTAAAATCGTCATAAAGATTGTTTATTGTGAAATCGAACCTGTTAACAATGGCAGAGCCAAGCTGAAGTTCATTATCGGAAGAAACAGCGTCATCGATTTTAAATGTACCGCCCCAGATATGTTGATCTGTAAGAGACAGTGTTGCACCATTTCTAAGCGTAATTTCAATGACTTCCCGATAATCACGATTGTCATTATTCAGTGCTCTACTAAATGCAGAGGTAACGTTAATCATTTCATCACCTCTCAATCAGATCAAAAGATAGCGATTCCAGAA